ACTAAACATTGCATAGACTGCAGTTGTCCAGTGTATCTAAAGAAACCATTATCAGACATCCAGTAAGCCGTACCATCAACTTCAACAGCTGCATTCATTCCTAACAATCCACAGTTAGTTCCAACTTGCTCGAAGGCAAATGTAAATGGTGTCCCTACAAATCTCATAGTAAACATAGCTGAGTTTGTCCAAACATAAAGAGCATTTCTTCCAAGTTTAGCACCCATGATCCGTGATCCGTCAGCCAATCTTTGTGAACCCGCACTGTTGATTGCTGTTGGAGTGTAATCATTTATATCTTCTTGAGAAGAGAATCTTATAAACATATCGTCTTGTGATGTTTTATCTCCAATCGTAGTTTCTGTTCCAAAGAATACTAAGTGTCTATCCGGTGTTGATACTAACATGTCTCGTGACGCTGTTGGTGCCCCTGTAATAATTGTTGCTCTAGTGTCTGTTGCATTAGTAACATTTGCATCCCATTCAAAACATTCTCCATTATGAATTAATGCTATGGCAGTTCCTCCTAAATTGTCCAAGGACCATAGTCCAGGGTCTATTACTGAGTCTGTGTTAATTGCTGTAGATCCCCAACCTGTGTAAGATGAACTGTTTGTAACTGTTGCACTATTTAAATGAGAAGCAGCTGTTGTATTTCTAACGCCTCTAGTAATACCTGTAAGTATTAAACCTAAAACTCCAGTATAAGATATTTCTTCTGTTCCAATTAAAATATAATTAGTTCCCGATGTAGGTAATCCGGTTACACTATTTAAAGTAATCTGTGTAGCGGATCCATTGTTTCCATTAGTGTCTGCTGCAAGTGCTCCATTTAAAGTAAATGTTAAAGCTCCTGGCTTTATTCCTCCAAATTGAGATATACCCCAACCAAAAGCTCCCAACTGTTCTGCTGGTCCTACGTGGTAGTATTGAAAATATTTAATTCCACCTGAAAGAGTTGCTCCACTTCCAGTCTCAACACTAGCCATAGTAATAGTAATTATTGATGTACTGGGTACAGATGTAACCATATATTTTTTAGTATTAAAATCTGCTGCTGTGTAATTAGAGTTTGTAATAGTAGAAAAATCACTAAATAAAATAATGTCTCCTGGTACGAAAGTGTGTGAGCTACCAAAAGTTATAGTTACTGTAGCCGAACCATTAGTTGTTGTAAAACAACTTGTTAATGTGGTGCCTGTTGGATTAACTAAAGGGTGAATATCATAAAAGATACCTCCCGTATAAGCATATAAAATTCTGTTAGTGCCAATGATTGAATAATTAATAGAAGCATTACTAACCATATGATGCTGTGCTCTTGCAGCGCCGGTTAGTTTGCTTGTCCCTAATTGATTCCAACCCCCTATTTTTTCAGGAGTACCATATCTAAAACGTACGTTCTCCCCACCCGTCCATCTATTTTCAGCGCCGGTAGAAGTAACTTGTTTATTGAATCCTGGTACGAAACCTATTTTTTGTAGCATATAAAATCCCTATAAAGAAGGCAGTAGGTATGGTGGATTACTGCCTTCATCATAAAGTATATATCATCGTTTAAACCAAGAAGGAAGACCTAAATGTAAACGCTTGTCAAACATATTGTCTTTGGCACCGGGTGTTTTTCTATTATTATAATGAAGAAATACTTGAGCACAATTTTTACCTTTAAATTTTTCCCGCCAATGCTCTAGTTCACAACCTGAATAGACTAACATATCTCCTGGTTTTAAATTTACTTTAATTCCTTTTTTACTGATCTCTCCAGATGGCTCTAAATATATTGGCCAATCATCACCACCAAGATTCATAGTAGTTGATATCTCACAACTAAATCTATCTTTATGTCTTTTAAGTTCATCACCTTTTTTATAAATTCTTGCATAAGTATAAGCTGGATACAATTTAAGTTCTGTTGCTTCTTCCATTTTAGGTTGACATTTAAGTAGTAATGTTTCCATAGCTATGTCAGAATAGTTTGAATAAGTACTGGGTATTTGGCCATCTAGAGGTTCATATTCTCCTAACAAAACTTCATAAGGTGAAATAAATCGAGCTTTACTACAAGTGTCATATACTTGTCTCTTCATCATAAAATAGTTGTACAAAAATAAAGCTAAATCTTTATCAATTGCTTGTTTTATAATGACGTATTTATTTTTTTTAAACGACATCTCTAACCATTTCTTTTGGTACAGCTTGAATATTCCAATGTATAAATCTAAAAGGTTCTAGCCCAAAGTCTACTGAAAATTCGTGTTCTAAATATCCTGGAAAAATAAGAAGAGTTCCTGGCTGAGGTCTAAAATGAACAAGTTCAGTACCATTAACAATGTCTTTTATTTCAGGTTTCATTTTTAACTTGGTAGCTCTAGCCCCGGTTCTTGGTTCATGAAAAATAGGCATAGATGTTTTTTCATTTGCTTTTAGAAAATAAAACCCTGAAACATGTTGGTTCCAATGGACGTGTGCTGAATGATGTCCGCCCCCATTCTTACTAAATTCTTGTACCCACAGTTCACTAAATACAGTTGCATATTGTTTCATATCATACCCATGTTGATCTAAAAATTCCCACGACTTTTGACCAATGTAATTTTTAAAATCTAAAAAATTATTATCATTAGTTAATGGAGTGGAGTGATGTGAGTAACCAAAATCTTTGCTAGCTTTTATTATTTTTTTGTCTCTAGTTCTAGCATCTTTAATATATTTATTAGTAGCTTTAGTTAAAGACTTTAAAAATTCTGGTTTCTGTTCCCACCAAATAGGGGTTTTAAAATATTCGTTTATATTCATATTATTTAAATGGGTATCCTAAATTCCAAAGAACTAATGAATACCTTGTTCCTTTCATTATGGGTTTAACTCTATGCCATACAAATGATGGAAACACAATAATAGAACCTTTAGGTAATATTTCTTTGGCTTGTTTCAAATGTTTAGCTTCTTCTCTCATATGAGGATCATAGTTTCTAAAATCAAATTCTAGTTCTCCACCCTCATACTCTGAACCGTCAGTTAATTGACAAGTAACAGATAATTTTCTAATCTTATCTTTTTCGGGTCCTTCGTTTTTATAAGGTTTATCCCAAGAATCACAATGCCAATCATAATATTGGTTGTGTTTATATTTTGTAAATTGACAAGCTTCGGATCTATCCCATTCAAAATTCCAACCGGCAGATTTATTAGCTTGGTGTATGTAGGGATGTATTTCTTTATAAATCCAAGTATCATTTAACCAAACTAAATCAGAATTTCTTTTTCTCTTCATGTTTTTAACTTGATCTTTAGTTAATTTTTTTTCACCATAGCCCCCTGTTCTAGCCATAGTTTCTGTACTATTTAATCCATATTTAATAACATCATCACAGAATTTAGGAGTTAATGCAGATTTAAAATACCAGTAGTGATTAAATAAATTCATAAGTCATAGTTTGAATAAAATTTAAGGAGTCTTTTTGATTGTTAGTTATATAATACATATTAGTAGAGGGAAACATAATGAACATGTTATTTTTTAATTCTATATCCCAACTTCTACCTTTTCTTCTGTTATCATCGTAGTAAATTCTAACCATGCAACCTTCAACTTTAACACCATAGAGTAAAGTATAATCAGGTGAATTTCGAAGATCCACCGGATCAATATTTAATAAAGGAATACTTGTTTGTTGAGATGTATATATATCTCCCCATGTTTCTTTATTAATTAAAGTAAAACCGTATTTTAAATTTATATGTTCTCTTATATAGGTGTTTAATTTATCCCAAGTTTTTGAAAAATAAAATTCTTTGTTATTTAAATTAGAATCTAAAATATGATGAGCTAACTCATTTTGATCTATCTCCCAATGTTTTGGCATTGAAACATTATCATAATATATAGACTGCTCTGTTAATACTTTCTTTTTCATACCTAATCCTTTTATAAAGGAAGGTACCTTAATGTCAATATGATTAATAAGAATTGATCTAGATCAATTATACTACAAGAACTGTAACTAGATTCCAAGATTGTTCAGTTTCATTCCAGTCGTATCTATAGGTGTTAACTGTATCTGCAATTTGTTCAGCAGTTAAAACTGGTACATCACCAATAGGTGATTTCCAAGAAGCTGATTCAATATGTTTTACCCAAGAAACGTAAGGTTTTTTAGGCCAGAAAATACTATTACCTTCATCCCAAGTATAACCAATCCCTGCATAGTTTCCTCTTAATGCAGTTCCACCATTATTGTGTGTGCCACCAAATGTATTGTAAGATGTTTGAATCCACATTTGTGCGGGCCAGTTATTGTGCTTTTCTAAATATTGTTGTCCTACTGTTTCATCTTCAACGCCATTAGCGTTTAACATGTCGGAATCATTTAATGTTAATACTGTAAGTACTTCATTTGTTTCTGATATTTTTGCAAAATGTGCCATATTTTTTTTTATATATTATTGATATAAGTATCTCATCATAATTATTCCTGATCCACCATTACCACCACCTATTCCTGCAGGGTATCCACTTCCGTGTCCACCACCACCACCGGTATTAACTGTTCCTGCTTGAGCTGTTAATCCTGGAGTACCACCATCTTGTGCTCTTCCATTACCACCACCACCTGCTCCACCTGCGCCTGTGCCTGCACCTTGTATAGTTGCACCTCCACCTCCACCTGCAAACCATCTTCCTGCAGAAGGTCCAGGAGTTCCATAACTTGGAGCTGTAGGTCCTACCATAGCACAAGCTAAAACACCACCAATTCCACCTGCCTTACTTGGACTACCTGCACCACCGCCACCGCCACCGCCACCACCATTATAAGGTGCTGAACCGCCACCACCAGGATTTCCTTGAGGGGGACTAACTGGAGGAGTATTACCTGTGCCACCTGCTAAAGCTTGAGAGGGAGACCCACCGCCACCTGAACCAGAACCACCGTTAGCACCGACTCCTGTTGTTCCACCGCCACCACCTGCTGATGTTATAGTTGAAAATACTGATTGGACTCCAGCCGATCCTCCAGCATCGGGACCACCGGCTCCACCTGCTCCTACTGCTATTGGAAAAGATCCTGTATCAACAGTAAAACTACCACCTGGATAAGTTGTTCTGTATCCACCTGCTCCACCAGCGCCACCAATGTGAAAACCAGTTCCACCACCACCACCTGCCACATTTAAATATTCTACAACATTAGGATTACCTGATGGTCCCGAAGCTAAACAAGTAACTTCAAAAGTACCTGGTCCTGTAAAAATATGTGTTTTATAATTACCACAGGTTACTACGGTTCCACCCGTTGCTGCAAAAAAACAAGCTAATGCTTCACCGCCAGAACCAAATCCTAAAACTTGATAACCAAAAGATTTACCTTTTCTTGATTTTATATTTTTTGTGTTCTTACCTGAAGTAAGTTTATTTTTTAAATCTCTCATATCTAAATTCCTTATGCGTCGTTAGCTGCGTCAGTAGTAAAGAATATTTTAATACCAAGAACTCTAGCATCCCCAGTAAAAGTATCTGTACCTGCGTTTGCATCTCTATATAATTGAAAATAAGTTTGTTGATCAACTGCAGGAGAACCTGCGATTGTAACTGCAGTACTTA